ATTGCCTCTCCCTATGTAGCGATGTCACAGAATTACATGAAACAGGCAAACCAAATCTGGAATCAGATTTTTCAGATAGTCCGTGAAAATTGTTCTGTAGAATTTCAGGGCAATCCGCAGGAAGATATGATGGAAAAATTGCTGAGAAGCAGAAAGTGAGATTTATATGAAAGCAGATAATAACTTCTGGAGAGAACTGAAAAATAACAAACCCTATCTTACCAAACAGCAATACCGCACAATCAAAGGACAGGCTATCAAAGGCAATATGGATGCCGCCCGAAAAGGTATGCTCAGAATTCAGCAGAGGAGGAATTACAGATGACCACAACTACAGAATTTCAGCTTGTTGACATCAACAAATTAGTGCCTTATGCCAATAACGCCAGAACACACAACAAGGAACAGATTTTGAAGCTTCGTTCTTCTCTTCGTGAATTCGGATTTGTGAATCCTGTCATCATTGATAAGGAATATAACGTTCTTGCTGGGCATGGCAGGATTGAAGCTGCAAAGGCTGAAAATATTTCGGAAATCCCTTGTGTATTTGTTGACCATCTGACAGAAGCACAAAAGAAAGCGTACATTCTCGCTGACAACCGTATGGCGTTAGATGCCGGCTGGGATGATGAACTGCTTGCTGTTGAGATGGAAGAGTTGCAGAATCTCGGATTCGACTTTGGTTTGACTGGTTTCGATGAATCTGAAATTGCTGATTTATTTGATACAAATAGTGGTGATGAAGTCAAAGACGATGATTTTGACCTTACCACAGCACTTGAAAAGGCTGCATTTGTACAGCGTGGCGACATCTGGACTGTCGGAAAACATAAGCTGATGTGCGGTGATGCCACATCTGCGGAAGATGTATCTGCCCTCATGGGAGATACGAAGGCAAATCTCATTCTGACCGATCCACCATACGGAGTCTCCTTCAAGAGTTCCAGCGGACTTACCATTCAGAATGACAGTATGAAGAATGAGGAATTTTATACATTTCTACTCTCAGCTTTCAAGTGTATGGCTGACCACCTTGAAAAAGGAGGTGCAGCCTATGTGTTCCATGCGGATACAGAAGGATTGAATTTTAGAAAAGCTTTTATTGATGCCGGATTTCATCTTGCAGGATGCTGTATTTGGGTGAAAGATAGTCTGGTACTTGGACGCTCGGATTATCAGTGGCAGCACGAACCTGTGCTGTATGGCTTTATGCAGAACGGCAAGCATCATTGGTATTCAGACCGCAAGCAAACGACCATCTGGAATTTTGATAAGCCGAAACGCAATGCAAATCACCCAACTTCAAAGCCGCTTGACCTTTTAAGCTATCCTATCGGAAACTCCACACAGACAAACGGTGTAGTTATTGATACGTTTGGCGGTAGCGGTTCAACCCTTATGGCTTGTGAACAAATGAACCGTATTTGTTACACAATGGAACTTGATGAAAAGTATGCATCTGTTATTCTCCGTCGTTATGTTGAGGATACCGGTGATGCTGATAGTGTGTATGTTATCCGTGACGGAAAGCAGATCGCATATTCTGAACTGGTGAAAGAGGTGGAAAAGCCTGATGCGTAATTATCCACTCACCCTTGGCAGTCTTTTCGATGGCTCAGGAACATTTCCTATGATGGCTATGCTTTCCGGCATTGTGCCTGTTTGGAAATCAGAAATTGAACCTTTTCCTATCGCTGTAACCGAAAAGCGACTGCCTTTTGTAAAGCACCTTGGTGACATCAACAACATCAACGGTGCAGAAATTGAGCCTGTGGATATTGTCACCTTTGGCTCACCCTGCACCGATCTTTCAGTTGCAGGAAAACGTCAGGGCTTGAATGCAGAGCGTTCAGGACTTTTCTTTCAAGCGATCAGAATTATCAAAGAAATGAGAGGTGCAACCAATGAAAAATATCCGAGATTCGCAGTGTGGGAAAATGTCACGGGAGCATTCTCCTCAAATGGCGGAGAAGACTTCCGATGTGTTCTCGAAGAATTCTGCAAGATTAAAGACGCAGATTTATCTGTCCCTAAACCTGAAAAATGGACAAAGGCAGGAGAAATCGTGGGTAAAAATTTCTCTGTCGCCTACAGGACGTTCGATGCTCAATACTGGTATCTTCCCCAACGAAGAGCGAGAATCTACCTTGTCGCAGATTTTGATGGCGGATGTGCCTCAAAAATATTATTTGAGTCAGAAGGCGTGTCTGGGTATTCTGCGGAGAGCTTCAGAGCGTGGCAAGAAACTTCCCGAAGTTTTGGAACTTGCTTTGAAAAAACAGGCTCAGGTTTAATGTTTGAAAATCATTCTCAAGACACACGTTATAAAGGTCCTCTTGATGTTGCACAAACTGTATCTGCAACCTATGGAACAGGCGGAAACAATCAGCCTTTTGTAGTGGAATCGACAGTTGTTCCTGCAACACTGAAAATTCGCTGTGGTCACGGAAATGGTGGGCGTGGAGCTTTGATTCAAGAAAACAAATCCGCAACGCTTTCCTGCAATAACGACCAGACACTTTTCGTTCCAAAAGCTTATGGCATCTGCGGAAAATACAGCAATTCCATGCTGTCGAACAATCCAAACAGCGGATTTTATGAAGCTGAAACTTCCAGAACTATTGATACCAGCAATCAGTCACCTTGCAAAAATCAAGGCGGAATGGTAGTAGTTGAAGGAAACGGTAGCAGACCTTCACATCATGGTGACGGATACAAGGAATCGGAAACCATGTATACGCTGAATTGCACTGAAAATCACGCTGTTTCCTACGGAATCGGCAGACCTGCAATGAATCAGGGATATAACGCACGATTCAGTTTTCAGATTGAAGAGGAAAAATCCCCGACACTTGTTGCATCAGGTGCAGGCGGAATTGCTCATCCGAAATACTCCACAAGCAAAAATTCTCATCATACCGTTGCCGAAAAGGAAAAAGCAAACACACTTGTGGCATCAGACTATAAAGACCCTCCTGTTGTCAATGACAGCACTCCTGAAATTGAATACATTGTAAGGAGACTAACACCGCAGGAATGTGCGTTACTGCAAGGTATGCCGACTTGGTGGTGTGATGGACTTGGTACGGAAAATCCAACCGAAGAACAGATAAATTGGTGGCAGAATGTTTTTGAAACATACAACAAAGCTGTCGGTAAGACCTGCAAACCGAAATCCCGTAAGCAGATTGAAAAGTGGCTGAAAAATCCGTACTCCGATAGTGCCACTTATAAAATGTGGGGAAATGGCATCGCTTCAAGCAACGCTTGGTTTGTGCTGGCAGGAATCTCCTACTACGCAAAAAATAACTAAATATTGTGTTTACTACACCATTTAAAGCAATATGTAGTATTAAACTTTGTCGTATCTCACACTTGCTATCTGTGCCATTCAGAGTTATCATGTGTACTACCAAAACAAATGGAGGTAAAAACATATGACAATTGAATTTCAGCTTACAGGAGAAAAGCGAAAAGAACTGGTGAATGCCATCAGCGAGATCATTGGCGTCCCTGCCGAATATCAGTTCATGCCGACTTGTGCCTACAAGATCGGTGACTTTTACACTGTCACCAAAGAAGGCAACCTTGAAATCAGTGATTCAGCAGACAAAAAAGAGGTTGAAATGCTGATTGATGAACTGGTCAACAGAGGCTATGATGTTCCGCTTGATGAAGAAGAAAATGGTTTGACAGTAGAGATGCCTTTGGAAATGGTTGATGAATCAACGCTCGATAGGCTTAGAAAAATCGTAGAGAACAAGGGTGAACTTTTCAAGACAGCATTCAAAACTGACAACCTTGAAATCGTCGCTGAAGAAGATAAGATTTGCTTTCCTTGGTTTACACTTGAAAATGATGATGACGCCGCTGCCTACTGCACTTTCATTTCCATGCTCTGCGAATTTGCAAAAAATCAGAAGCGTATCAACAATAAGCCTGAAACCACAGATAATCCAAAATACACAATGCGTTGTTATCTTCTTCGATTGGGCATGATTGGAGCAGAATACAAGTCAACAAGAAAGGTACTGCTCAGAAATCTTTCAGGCAGTTCAGCTTTCAGAAAGGTGGGTAATTCAAATGAAGTTTCCGAATAAAAGCTATCTGGCACAACTCCGAAAACAGTATCCTGTTGGAACGAAGATACAGCTGATTTCTATGCGTGATGAAAAATATCCCATTCTTCCCGGAACAATCGGTGAGGTTACCCATATCGATGATCTGGGTTCCATACACATGAAATGGCAGAACGGCTCTTCTCTTGCCCTGATTCCCGAAGTGGATTCTTTCAAGGTTGTGGCAGCCGAAAAATAAGGCAGAACTTATTCCATCGTACTGCATTTTACCATAGAAAATCAAGGAAAGCAAGACTGTATATTACACAATCATTTGGCGGATATACAGTCTGTTTTTCTGTACATTTAGCCGCTTGATATGTCCTCCGTAATGCGGTAATATGTGATACAACGAAAGGACAGAAAGCCCGAAATTACGGAGGAAAATACCATGAACGCTAAAACAGAAAGACAGATTGAAAACCTCAAAAATCAGACCATTGGGGTTGAAATTGAGATGAATCACATCACAAGAGAGCGAGCTGCAAAGCTTGCCGCAGACTTTTTCGAAACAGGCAGATACGAATTCACAGCAAGCCGAAACGGCTACAGCACCTGGTCAGCATGGGACGCACAGGGCAGAGAATGGAAATTCCAGAAAGACGTCAGCATTGCAGGATGTGATGCCGAAAAGTGTGAACTGGTCACACCGATTCTTCACTACAGCGACATTGAAACCTTGCAGGAACTGGTCAGAAAGCTTCGCAAGGCAGGAGCAGTAAGCCACGCAGGAATTGGGGCAGGAGTTCACATTCACATTGGAACGAACGGACACACACCGCAGAGCTTGAGAAACCTTGCAAACATCATGGCAAGCCACGAAAGACTGATTGCAGATGCCCTGAAAATCGACCAAGGCAGAATGAACAGATATTGCAGAACGGTAAACCCAAGATTCATTGAACAGCTGAACAAAAAGAAACCGACCACAATGGCACAGTTTGCAGATATCTGGTACACAGCAAACGGTGCGAATTACGGCAGAAATCAACATTACAACGACAGCCGATACCATATGCTGAACTTCCATGCAACCTTTACAAAGGGAACAATCGAATTCAGACTTTTCCAGTTTGACAAGCCTACAGCTGAAAAGAAAAATGGACTCCATGCTGGGCAATTGAAAAGCTACATTCAGCTTTGCCTTGCACTTTCCGAAATGGCAAAGGAACTGAAAACAGCAAGTCCAAAGCCACAGCAAACGGAAAATCCGAAATTTGCAATGCGAACATGGCTGATTCGATTGGGACTGGTTGGTGAAGAGTTCTCCACAGCGAGAAGTTTTCTGACCAAGAACCTTGACGGAGATGCAGCCTTCCGATTCGGCAGAGCCTGAAAAGGCTCGCACTCAAGGGCAACAGGTGGCAACATCGCCGCCCACGTTGCCTTTTGTGGTATAGTTTCCCAACCGAATAAACAAAGCCACAAAAGCCCACACAGCCCCTGATTTTGCAAAGTGTAATCTGAACAAATACCACACAAGAAAAGGCACAGATATTTTGTAGATTTAGCGGGTTGCATTTCTCCTCTGAAAGAGTTAATATGTGACTACCGCAAAGCGGAATCTACAAAAAGGAGATTTGAAATGAAAAGATATTACCTTGCCTATGGTTCAAACCTCAATGTCCGTCAGATGAAGTATAGATGCCCCACAGCAAAAATCGCTGGAACGGCGGTTATCAGGGATTATGAACTGCTTTACAAAGGCAGCAAGACAGGTTCCTACCTCACCGTTGAAAAGAAAAAAGGCGGTGCTGTTCCGGTAGCAGTCTGGGAAGTAACTGCCGCCGATGAACACAGCCTTGATATTTACGAGGGCTATCCTAATTTCTACTACAAGAAAAATATGAAAATCAGGCTTTCCGAAGCTGGGAAAATGATTGATGCTTTTGTGTATATCATGCACGAGGAACGCAGGCTTGGGGTTCCAACTTCTGCATATGTCAGCACCTGCAAATTCGGATACACCATTTTCGGATTTGATTTCAAGTACCTTGATGAAGCCTACGAAAAAAGCCTGAAAGGAGCTGCCCATTATGAAAACTGAAACTGCAACAGAAAGAACCTGCCCGAAATGCGGATGTGTTTATACTGGAGTTCCTGCACTTTCCAGAATCGACAATAAAACGCTGATTTGCCCCGACTGCGGAATCCATGAGGCTCTTGAAACCCTGGGAATCTCCCTGGAAGAACAGGAAAAAATCATCAGCATTATTCATCGTAACACAGCAGAATAATCAAACACAAGCCGCCACGTTTGGCTGTGTGGCAATTCAGGGATTTCCTCCGTAAAGTTTTCCCCATTGCAATGAAGCCCCACACGAGCCGACAGGGCGGCTTTGTGTTGCTGTCATATTCTACACAATAATCTCCTCTGATTTCGGCGTTATGTTTGTTACATTTATTATCGCAGATACCGTTGACTATATTCCTGAAATGCGGTAATATACAACACAACGGAACGGAAAACCGACCGAAAACCACGAAATTTGGAGAAAAACACCATGAACGAACAGATTAAAAACTACTTTGAAAACCTCAGAATAAATTCTGAGAACGATGCAACCAAGCTGAGCCGGGGAACACTTGAAGCCTACTGGACTTACGAATTCAACCTTAACCACAACAGCAGCGAATTTGAATGCAATGAGCTCCCTTGGACAACAGACATGAGCGACTTTGTTAAGACAATGCGAGAGGCGGGAGTTGAAACAATTGCGATTACAGAAACAAGCACGGCACTCCTTGAGAATCTGCACAAACTTGCCGCACAGGGATGCAGCATTGAGGGACTTTGCACGATAATCAGACCGGACATCTGGGGCAATGCAAAGGAATACCCTGCAATTCGCATCAGACTGAACTAAAAACCAAAGAGCCAAGGGGCAGAACAAACTGCCCCGCATACGGCTCAGAAAGGAAAACCATATGAAAGTACTTATCGTTGAACCGAGAAAACATCCAAGAGAAGCTGAAATTGACGGCAATCTGGAATCCATGCAGAAAACGGTCGACGGGTATCTGCAAGCGATATACCCTTTTGAAGATGAAATTGCCCTTGTTTGTGATGATGAATCAAAACTGAAATCCGATACGGAGTGGAACAGAATGCTTCCTGAAACAGGCGACATCATCAAAGGCACATTTTTCATCGCAGGTCTTGGAGCAGAAGATTTTACAGATCTTTCTCCTGAACTTATGGAAAAGTACAAACAGCGATTTTGGAGCATTGAACTTTTCATTCCTACGCCAAACGGTATGATGCCAATTGTAATCAGGGACTGACAGCCCGCAAGTTCGCCTGTGACGGCAAGTAAAACCGATTCCGAATACCTTTCCGATTTGAAAAGCAACGCCACAAACGCAAACGTGGCGGCTGCTTTTTTGCTGTCATAATCTACACAATACAGGGGCGGTTTTCAAGCTGTATATTCTGGCAGTTTAGCCGCTTGCAATTACACACACTATGCGGTAATATGTAATCACCGAAAGGGAAAACAACCAAAAAACCACGAAATACGGAGGAAAACACAATGGTAGCATACGGAATCGCAAAAGCAAGAGCAATGGCGAACAGAACGAACTGGAACGAAAGAACCGAAATCACAAAGGCGGTCATCACTTGGTTTGATGAAAATTACGAATACGACCTTGAAATCGAAAACGAGGACAGAATGGACGATGAAGAGTTCACAGACTGGGTTGAGAAAAATGCAGAAAGCCTTGCAAAGGCAGATGCAGAAGAAAATGAAACGATTTTTGAGGGCATTGACAGAATCGACTTCAAGGAGGACTACATCGACGACGATGCCCTTTTCGATGAGGAATACGAAAATGCCTGCGAATTTGAATGGGAATGCATGACTGGAAGATAAACTTCCCTGCACTTTCCAAACAGCCCCCGACCCAAGGGGCTGTGGCTCGTACCGAAGAAATATAGTACACAAAATAGCCCTGCGATGTTTGTGCAGTATATTTCTCCGATATGACTTGCTATACTTGAAATTGTATGATAATATACATCATGCCGAAAGGCAAAAACAACGAAAATCGGAGGAAAAAACAATGTGGACAGAAGGAACGATTCGGGTTGGAGCAAGCGTATTTCACTACTGGGTGAAACACTATGAGGAGCCTTCCATTTTTGGATATGAGGAAGGCAGAGCCTCGAAAATCTCCCTGCGGCGGAATGGCAAAACGGTGTTCAATTTCGACCGGGGCATGGATATTCCGCCGGAGGATGAGGAAACCAAAACTGCACTGGCGATTTTGCTGAAACAGTACAACTGATTCTTCTAAAACCAAATACCACAAGCCGGAGCCGAAAGGCTCTGGCGGTCGTACACCTGATTTTGATTCGTGTATGATACACAAGAAACCACAGAAATTTCGATGCTTTTTCTGTATGTTTAGCGGCTTGCAATCCTTGAATTTGTATGGTAACATGGTTACAATGGGAATAGAATCTCGATTAAAAAACAGCCCCATGAGGGCGTTAAAATAAATGGTGCAGACTTGCTTTTTGGCAGGTCTTTTTTGTTTGGAGGTGAGAACGGTGGCAAGATTTAAACCGACCCGTTTTATGGCGGAGGATTCCAAGTATAACAAAAAGGCGGCAGACTATGCCGTCTCTTTTATTGAATGCCTCAGCCACACCAAAGGCACCTGGGCTGGAAAGAAATTTGAATTGCTGGACTGGCAGGAACAAATTATCCGTGACCTGTTTGGAATCTTAAAACCGAACGGCTATCGGCAATTCAACACGGCTTACATTGAGATTCCGAAGAAAAATGGCAAATCAGAGCTTGCTGCTGCCGTTGCCCTGCTGCTTACTTGCGGTGATGGCGAAGAACGTGCCGAAGTTTACGGCTGTGCTGCCGACCGTCAACAGGCTGCC